CCGTATGCCTTGAAATTTTGAAAATGATCGTTGAATAATTCTATGTCTTTCATAGTGTATTTCCGTTAATTGGTAGCCATTGGTAGAGGCTCGGTTTGCGCTCTAAATCGCCGCGCCATTCGGCGGCATTATCGTAGTCGATGAGTTCGATGCTCCCATCCCGTTTGTCCCTGACAAGACGCGGCAGATTGCGAAATATCTCATCTATGGCGTCATCGGTGGCAAATCCCCATTTCGGGTCGGCCTGAATGTCGCGCCATTGCGTCAGAGAAGAAAGCCGATATTTCAGGTCGGCAACCTCTTCGACTTGCTTATCCAATGCCCGCTCGTATGCGGCAGCGGTCTGCGGGGCAATATCTTTCGCCTTGCCGATGTTGCGCCAATAGCGGCGAATCCAATTCCACATTGCATAGTAGAACTTATCCCGCATATCCCGCCGGAGCAAATCGGCCTGCGTGTCGTACTTGGCCTTGTGGAGGCATGGAGCGGACTTGATGCAGCGGAATGTGCCCGAATCGGTGATATACATCAGCCCTGCGAACTTCGGGCATTCAGCCTCGGAGATGATCCCTTCCGGACAGACATACCAAAAGTAGTTCGGTCGTCGATCGTCAATTGTTCCATCCGAGGCGGATAACCCTTGTAAGATGCGCATCTTATTCTGCTTATGGATTGCCTCATTCAGGAAATCCGAGTGGCTGATCTTGATCTCGCACTCGTACACGTATCCGGCTTTGGAGATTGCCAAATAATCGGATTCCCACGCATAGAAGATGAAGCCGACCATCTCGAAAGCGGGTTTTGTCAGAATTGGATGATTCCAATACAACGCCTGCTGGATGCTCTCCTCGGTGTGTTTCGGTTTGGTCGGGGTTCCTCCCCGTGTCCCTCGCATTCCCATATCGCTACATCATTTCGCGCCAGCCGGTGACTTTGGCGTGGGTTGAGTGTTCGATGAAGAATCCGCCCAATTCAGGCGCATAGAAATCGGTCTGAATCTCCCCGCTGGAACATTTTACGAGGACATTCTTATTCGCTTCGGGCATGAAGTCTTTCGGGTCGATCCAGCAGGTGTAGAATCCCTCCATTTCTTGCTCGGCGAGTTCGGCCGCATGGGTCATTGCCGCCCGGAGCTGCCATTTGGCGTGGTCGCTCATCTCTACTGTGAGATGAGCCATGCACCCGTCTATAAATTCTTTTGCTTTCTGACTTTTCATTCCTCGGTCATGTTTTGGACAAAAAGTAGTTTTGTCGCACATTTGTCGGGGTCTAATGCGCAGGCCCCCGTTTCATAGCATGCACATTCGCTGCAATACGCTTTAATCGCTTTCTCACGCATTCGCATCTCGGCATCCTGCTCGGCAAGTTCGATAGCGGTAGACACATCCCATCTTGACACGACCAACTCGCGCCCTCCGAATCTTTCAGCATACTCTTGTGCCGTACACGTGGCATGTGTAATGTATTCCTTTGCTTTTTCGCTTTTCATGGCTCAATCGTTTTCATCGTTATCGTCATCGGGATAGCTCACATCCTCATAGTTTACGCAGAAGTCGAAGCCCGGATCATCGTCGAATACGCCTTTGGTTTGGCATTCTTCGTATTTTCGGCAGTTGTAGCAATGACATTCGTTTATTTGTCTGTTGATTTTCATGGTTCTATTCTTTGCGTAATCGGATGATATATTCGGCATTCGCGCATCCTTTGTCGATCATCTGAATACCGAGGAGTTTATCGGTGGCGTAGGATCGTACCCATTCTTCGTCGCATGGAGCGAGCTGCTTGCCATCCTGTGTGTTTCCATGAAGAGCGAAATGATCGTCTTCCTCGACAATGCGGCATGGGTAGGATTTCGCTATACGATTCATGAATCGGTTGATTTTCTGCACATAGTAGGGAAATGGTGCTTTAATAGTTCGATTACCGTCGTCATCTTCCCGATAGCAGTTCGGGCAATAATGATGACTGCTTACCGAGTGCCAATCCTCCTCGGATGCTTCTTCTTCCGCTGTGCTGCGGTCATACCAAGCACTATTGTCATTGCTATTGATGAGGGTCTCCCCGCAACGGTCGCATGTAACGCCGTATAAGATTTGAGGTTCAATCATGGTTATTAGCTTTCTTTGTTGGGTAGTTCTGTTAAAATTCCGATTTCTTTTACCGCTTCGAGGATGTGTAGAATATCCCGCATTGCCGAAAGCATACGAGGATCAATCCCCTCTACGGAGCAGTTTTTAATCACGTTTCTCTGAAAATGAATCAGGAAGTCCATGTCGTGATTAAGGATTGCGGTTATAATTCTCTTTGCCATAGTATTATGCTGCTATTTGTGTCGGACGCCAATCGCCCTCAATTAATCGGGCACAAAGGGCCTCGCAGAGAACCCGCGCCATATTGACCTCGACCGCGTTACCGATGAATTTCTTTTGATCGGCCTGTGTCCCGACGAGAACGTAATCGGGGGGAAAGCCCATGATCCGTTTCAATTCGGGAATGCGGAGCATCCGCATCTTTATATCGACGATGCCGTACAACGCCATGAATCGCTTGATTTTTGCCATCGCCGGACTGTCGTCAGAGGTTATTGTGGTTGTGCTTTCTTGCTGCTCCATTCGGCAGGTTACGAGCTGGAGTTTCGGATTGGTTGTAACCGTCGGTGCAGGGCTTTCGATGTCGCAGGGCGCTCCGTTCCCGTACTGCATATCCACGAACGCGAGCCTATCCCTTGTGGTCAGCGTCGGCGCGGGTGCGTCGATGGAGTGGTTATGCCCGTTCCCGTAATATGCCGTGATGAACGAGTGATGATCCCATGTCGTTATTGTCCCCGCAGGCTCTTCGACCGAAACGCATTTGCCCTCCGGACTGCCTCCGTAATGCTTGGAAAGGAAATTGACCTGCGCAATGCCGAGCCTATTCTGCGTTGCAACGGTCGGGCAAGGTTCGTCGATGCTCGGTGCGTGGTATTTCCCGGTTTGACTCATCGAGTTCCATTTCACCAAGAATGCCTCTTTGCCGCCTGCAACAAACTTGATGAGACCCGCGTAGATGCGTTCGAGGGTCGCATCGACGAGCGGTTTCTTGCGCCCGAAAATACTTTCGCCCTCATCGGAAAAGTCCAGCACCTCGCGCACGGGCTTCCAGCGTTGCGTCCGACCGAATAATCCCGTTGCGCCGTCCTTGCTGTGCGTCGGTTCGGGGAACACTATCGGGAGGCTCTCTTTGGCGAAGATGCCGAAGAATCGGCGACGAGTGGTGTATGCCCCGTAATCGGCCGAGTTTAGAATCCGATGCGCGAACCGATAACCGTAGCCGCAGACATTCGACACCCATTGCTGATACAGCCGTCCTGCATCTTTACTGATCGGCTTGCCGTTCTCGTCGAGGTCGCCCCATGACATGAACTCCTCGACGTTCTCGATCTGAATGTAGTCGGGGTTGATAGCCTCGATGTATCGGAAGAGATGCTCGGCCAGCGTCCGGCTGTCGGCATCGCGGGGCTGGCCGCCTTTGGCCTTGCTGAAATTCGTACATTCGAGACTGGCCCACAAGACGACGAACGCATCGGGATATTGCCGCCGCATTTCGGCGATATGAGCTGTCAGCGGCGAGAGTTCCAGCGTGCGAATATCCTCCGTGAAGTGCAGCGCGTCGGGATGATTAGCGGCATGAGAGGCAATCGCATTTGCATCATGGTTTACGCACCCGATGACCTTTGCACATTGCCGTCCATCATGGCGAGCGTTCTCAACGCCGGTAGAGGTTCCGCCAGCTCCGCAGAATAAGTCGATGTATAGCAGTTTCATATCGCCTTATTTTTTGGTTTCGCATTCATTCCATCGACGTGCGATCTCTTCTCCGAGTTTCGTAGCGTCGGGTAGTGTTTCTTTGAAGTCGCGGTACAAATCGCGGCTGAATAGCTTTATTTGGCCGATAGGGATATTCCATCCGCAGTCGGGGTCTTTGATGCAGAGATCGACCCGTCCGTGATTATCATCCGGTATGCAGAGTAGTTTTACCCGTTGGGTATCGAAACTACCCTCGACGAACTGAAATTTTGGTTTGATCTCCATGACTATTCCTCCTCGATTCCCTCTTCAATTTCAAACTGCGCCAATGCCTGTTGGCAGCCGAAGCAGAAAAAGTCGTTGAGCGCATCGTAGATTGATTCGGGGATTTCATCATCTTCTTCAAAGTTCCCCTCGACGCACTCCGAGCTGCCATAATGTCCGATATGCCGTTCGGAATAGGTTTTGCCGTTGATCGTTACATCGGTTTTCCAACCGTCAGCGGTGATTTCGATACTGATTTTATTCTCTTTCATAGTTGCGTTGAATTATTGATTATTACATATCCCTGCCGTCCATGAATTTACCGAGGCCGAACCACACAAAGGATTTCTCCCAATGGCGTTCCCCGACATACCGGATGATCGACCAGCGCGTAACGACCATGCGTGGGTAGGTGTCTGTCTTGGGGTCGTACCCCTTTCCGATCCTGATGTACTCTTTCCCGTTATCGCCGCGAAAGAGCATGAAAAACTGCGATTTCAGCGGGCTATTGTCGTCCACCCATGCGCAGATGAGGATGCGCCAGCCGCGAAATATTTTCCTGATAGCTCCTATGTGAATCATGATTAACTATATCTTACTTGTGAAACATTTTCGCAACGCACCCACATCGGGTCGTCTGCATCAATTCCGCTGTCATCGCATAAGGCAAATAAGCGTTCGGGAAAGTTGCATGATATGACTTTATACCAGCTTCCTCTGTATTCTGCGATCATGCCTGCGCAAAATCGTAGTGCGTCAAATTCGTCTTGTGTCATGGTATCGGTTATTTCACGATTTTATCCGGTTTGCAATCAAATTCCCAATCTACGTCAGTCCCGTAGCAGGTGTGGATTTCTCCGATGTTCATCCCGCATCCGATTTTTGCCATCTGCACGGCCTCTTTGCGAGTGTGGGCGCGAATCTCGAAAACGCCGTCGAAAATGAATCGGGCCTTGACTTTGTAAATCCGCTTTTTCGGCTCTTGCGGATAGGTTTTGAGCCGCGCTTTCAGCCTGCGGATCGTTGCCCGCGCTTCGGCTCCCTCTTTGGAGGCTTGGATGTCGGGCATCTTGCCCTCCAATTCGGCGATGCGTCGCTCGATTGCCTCCCGTTTTAATTTTACTTCTGTCCCCATTGCGTTGAATTTTGTGTCTTTGCTCTGTTTTCTGCGATATGCCGCATTATTTCGGATTATCCGACCATCTTATCGCCGTTACCTGAAACTCGCGGCAAATCGCCTTAATTTCATTTGTCCCGATAGGTCTCATTCTTGAAAATGATGACTTCGAGCATCTCGTTGAATCGGTCTGCGATGCGGTTGCCGTACTTCTCGCGGATTTGCGATTTCGTGAGATTGGTCGTGATGAACGTGAAGAGCTGCATGTTGTAGCGATATTCGAGCATATCGACAACCGGATTGAGGACGTTTCCATAGTCGAGAACCTCTATCGGTTCGCGCCCCATATCCTCGATAGCGATCATCGGCATATTGCGCAGGTCGCGGAATGCCTCGAAATCCTTTGCGAACATGACTACCTCCTTTGCATCAACGATCCGAATGCCGGCCCGTTTGCCCTCGAAATGCCCTATATTGTTAAGCCAATTCACCGCCGACTGAAAGGCATACAGGAGGGTTGTTTTGCCATTTCCGGGTACGCCGCAGAGCATTACCCCGAACTTGGCATCGTTGCGGATCAGGAATGCCGCCAGCCGTTCGATATTGGTTTTGGTCGCCTCGTCCTCGATGAACTTGCGGTGGCGATATTCGACCTCCGCCTGATATGCTGCCAGCAGAATATCCGTTGCCTGCTTCAAGCTCACCGACCACTTAAAATTTCCCCTCGTAGTCTTCCGGCCGAGTAGCAGTCGCTTCAGTCCCTCGACGTTTATCACATGATCTTTGTTGATTGATTCCATTGCGTTTGTTATCTTCTTTTTGCCACGTTGCCACCGCCGCGCGCCAATTTTTCATCTTGTTTTTGCCGACATACCATCCTTTGCTCTCGTAAAAGTTCACGAATCGCTCGGCGTCCACCGTATAACCCTTTTCCCTGATATAAGAATCTACCTCCTCAATAGAGGGCGGGGAAAAGCGTTTTTCGCTTTTTCCACTTTTCCCCTCTCTATTGTCTTTTATATTCTTATTATTCTTATCTTCTGTGCAGGGGTCGTTGCACCCGTCGTTGCAGGGGTCGTTGCTCACCCCGTTGCACCCCGTCGCGTTATTCTGCTGGTAATCATCATAATTAACTATCGCAATTATCGTTGCACGGGTAACGGGGTGTTTTGAGCGGCTTATCATCTGATCTGCTTCGAGTAGAGATAGAAATTTGAGGATGGTATGCTCGGATGGCCTACGTTTCACGCCGTCGTCATCCTTATACACCCACCTCTCTTGGAGGTAGTGGACGGATGCGATCAGTTGTCCCCGTTTGATGGTGACGAGGACTGACTTCACAAGGCGTTTGCTATCTTTCCATTCGGCGAGCATCAGCAGGTCGAGCCACCACTTCAAATAGCGGGGCCGTTCCCAAATCCAATGCTCCCGAATGGTTTGATATATTTTTATCCATCCTCCCATCATCTATTTCCCCACGAAAGCAAAGTAGATTTCAGCGAATTGTTCCCCGGCGTATTTCGCCAGCGCAGACGATTTGAAGCAAAGGCGAGACCCGATAGACGCAAGCGCAGACGAGGGCGTGTGAGACGAATACGCAGACGCAAAACCGGCATTCGAGCCGTTAGTCGCATGACCGCCGAACAGGACAACTTTCTTGCGTTCCTCCTTGTTCATCTTGGCGATCTCCTCCTTGGTGTAGAGCCAAAACCAAGGATAGTAGCGGTATTCGTCTTTGGTAAACTGCGGCGTCCATCCCTCGTTGAGAGCGGCGGTAATGATGCGGAGTTTGAGGTAGGCTACGAGATCGGAGCTAATATCCGAATCGTCTTCGAGGAATAGATGCCGTTTGTGGTATTCTTTTACGAGCGGATGGTTCTCGCCGAGTTCCTTGAATGCGTCATCAAAGGTCTTGATCCGCTCCATGATGTTCTTCGGGCGGAACATCTCCTTGCCGAAGAGATTTTCGAGCATCTTCTTGTTGTCGGCATTGCCGTTCTTGTAGGCATCGAGCAGATTGTTTTTCTCGATGTAAATGTTGTTTCCGTTCATTTTCAGTATATTTTTTAATTCGTCTTGCGTAAAACATTTCGCGCATTCCATGATGAAGTGCGACAGATGCGCTTTGTCGCACCAATAGCCGAGGCGGTTGCAGTCTGCGATATTCCTGACATCACGGTAAATCGTGAGTTCGACAAATATCTGTCCCTCTTCCTCCTTGCGGGTCTTGTCCTGCTTTACTATCAGCATTGCATTCGATTTTTTAATCACTCATATCGACATGGTGTACATTCTTGCATTGATCGCAGATATATACCACATCGTTACACCGATACAGGTATTTGGAATTATCGAACTCCCGCCGGATATGCCCGGCTTCCCTACATTTTTTTAGTTCGGAAGCATTAAAATCGAGTTGCCATCCGAGGTCGGTATATCCCTTTGGCAAGACGAATTTGTTTCCGTTAGGGTTTGGTATTTTTTTCATTCTCAATTTTCTTTAATCGTGGAATAATCCTTTTTGTCAGTCTTACGGCATTGATGAGCCGCGTATTTCCGCTGTCTATCTGCACGTTTTCGAGTATCTGCGGCAGGCAGCGGATCAGCGTTGAAACTATATCGTTCGGCACGGGTCGCATATCAGTAGGGCATTTTATCGAGATTGACCTCCAATCCTGCACGGGCGATATATGCCGGTTTTCCGGCGATTTGCCGTACTTCTTCGGCGAATCCTTTGGCATTGCTGTTGCCGTCGGAGAGATGCAGTAAAATCACCTCATTTGCCGCCGATAGGTCGGTCGTCCGCAAAATCTCTTTCGTCGTCTGCAATTCCATGTGCGAACCCAGCAGCCGTCCCCGCATGGCGGGAGGCATCCGCCCGCTGTCGATATTGCGCTGCAAGATTGCATCGGAGTAGTTCGCCTCGATCATGATGTGATTCAGGTTCGGCAGCCGGTATTCCAGCATCATCGTATCGGTGATGAAAAGCAGGCGTCCCATCTCCTGATGCTCGATGACGAACCCGACGCATGGCACATCGTGGACGACCGGCAGTACGAAGACCTTGAAGCCTCCCACTTTGTAGCCGTGCATCGGTTCGATTATCTTGCAGAATACGCGATTTCTCGGATTGGCGGCGTCGAATACATCGGCGAGAGCCAGTACGCGGATGCCGCAGGTGAGAAAGTCGTTCAACGACCTTGCATGATCTTCGTGTCGGTGAGATACGAGGCATCCTACCACCTTGCCGAGCTGCCAGCCGAGACCCTTTTTGATGTCGCGCATCGGTATTCCCGCCTCGACGATCAAAGTTTCATCGGCTGCTTCGAGGATGTAGCAGTTGCCCCGTGATGAACTCCCCAAACATTTCAAGATCATACTCTCGTGCCGTCAGATCAGTATTCAGGTGCAGGAGCGGGTGCGGCCTGCTCCGATCCGGTTTCCTTGACTTCCCCCGTTTCCGTATCGACCTCCTCGTATTCCGTTGCCGAGAGATCGACCGTCTGCGCTGCGGCATTATCGAGTGCGTCGTTGCGGTTGGACATGGCCTCATCCTCGACATCGTGAGCCATCGCGTTCTGCATCTCGACGGAGAGATAGCCGTATTTCGACAGCAGGCGGCGAATCACCGTTTTCAGAGCCATGTCGTTGAAGTTGCCCTCCCATCCGACTTTCTTGCCGATGATGCCGTCGTTGGCTTTGGCGATGAGCTGCGCGACGGTCGTCTCTTTCTTCACGGAGGGAGAATACCGCTTGGCGTAGGCGGCCATATCCTCGACGGTTACATAGAGCGTCTTGGAAAAGCCGTTGAGCAGCTCGAAATAGCAGAAGTAGCCGATGATCTTGTCGGAGGTCTTTTCGCCGTCGAAAGCGATCTCTCCCGTGAGCTTGTTCACCTTGCGGACTTCGCCCTCATAGACTACATCGGCATTGATCGTCCGGTACTGCCCCGTTCGCATGGCGAGCTGGATATAGCCCTTGTAGCCGGGGATGAACGTCGGCGTCGGAACTTTGATCCATTCCTCGCGTCCGGTCTGCTCGTTGGTTACTTTTACCGAGTTGTTGTAAACCACGATGTAGGCGAAACCGAGGGCCTTGTTCAGAGGTAGGCGGAGGGTTGCCGCGCGGAGTGCTTCGATGATGATTGCCGAGGGCTTGCAGGTCTGCAAGGATTTGTCGCCCGTATAGAGGTCGATGAGCGATGCGACGAACGTATCCTTGTGCTCGCCGAGGGCGTTCTTGAACTGCTCCTGTATTGACGGAGCATTGATTGTTGCTTTGAGCAGATCGACGGGGCGATCCTGCTTTGCGATTGCTTGATTCATTGTAAGGTTGATTTTGAATGTTAATTTTCTGCGAGTTTTTTAAGAGCGGCGAGTTTTGCACTGAGAGACACGACTTCTGCCATGTTGGGCCGTTCGATGAATGCGGCCATGCTTTCGATTAGCCTTTTGCCGCTTCCCATGATCGCTATACATTGGGCCGTCATGTCGCTGTCTTGCGGCTTCTCGTTTACGAGGAGGATGCAAGACCTCTCATTGCCCCCCCCCCCTCCTGCATCAGCGTTTCGATCTCTTTTACCATCTCCTCCACGCGGAGGATAAATGCGCTTTTCTGTTCTTCGGTTTTCATAATTGCGTTGAATTTTAAGTGAATGATTATTAGTCGAAAAGGCTCTTCGGTTGAGCCGGATTTCCGTTGTGCTTGATGACGAGCTTGTCGTCGAGCGAT